CGAGCAGTTCCGTAAGCTCGCGCCGATCGCGAAGCGCGGCGGGGTGCCCGACGGAGAGGCGGAGGAGAACGCCATCCGGTTGCGGGAGGCGTGGGTCGCTCGGCACCGGGGCGACTTTCAGACCGCCGGGGTCGTGGCGCAGATTAAGTGGCTCGCCGTCGGCGACCGCGGGCTCGATCATATGCGGGCTGTTATCCGCAAGGAAAAGGAAAAGCTTAAGGACCGGAACGACGCCCCGATCGACCCGAAGATGGCCCGCAAGCGCGGGATCTACGAGCGGGCGATGCAAGAGCTTGACCGCACCGAGCAGACCTACAAGGCGACTGCCGAGGCTCTGTTCCGCGCCGAGCGCCCAAAGGTAAGCAAGAGCATCGCGAACGCCTCCGACTATGCCGAAGCTCGCCAGCGGGTGCGTCAGGCGTACTCGATAAACGGCGATTTCGACGAGAACTGGAACGAGTCATTTACCCCGCATATTGCCAAGAGCTACGGCTTTGGGGCTACCGAGGTCGCCGGGGTCGGGGCCGAGCTTGCCGCGGACACCGTCGAGTCTGGCCTTACCAAGCGGTCGGTTGCAAGCGTTGAAAACGCGATCCGCCGCCGCGCCCAAAAGCTTGCCGAGCGGGTCGGGGGCACGACGGCTGATGAGGTGGTCTCCGTCCTTGTCGCCTCCGAGCGGGCTGGTCTCACCATTACCGAGGCATCCCGGCTCGTCGCCCGGGCCGTCTATGGTGAGGAACGGATGGACGTTCGCGCTACAATGATTGCCCGAACCGAGTCCGCCGGGGCGCTATCTCAGGGGTCGTGGGATCAGGCGCAAGAGATGGGCGATGTCTATCGGTCGAAGGAGTGGCTCGCATTCTCTGACAAGGAGACCCGCGATACACACACGGCTTGTATGGGCGAAGGAAGCATCCCAATCGATCAGCCATTCGAGTCGAACGGCCTTATGTATCCGCTTGACCCGGATGGCGATGCAGACGAAGTTATTAACTGTCGGTGCGTGTTGGCCTACAGCGATGAACCGGCATAATGCCGTCCCTACCACTCTCAGAGGAACCGATGACCGCGATTGAACTGTCGAAGGAAGAAGCCGCCGCCCTTATGCAACTTATTGACCTTGCCGTTAAGACCGGCGGGCTACAGGTAGCTGAGGCCGCAACCGTCCTTGCCAGAAAAATCGCTCCGGCTACCGCTGACAAGCCTGACATCGCGCCAAAGGAGTAACGATGGCTAAGACCCCCCGCACGACCGTCTGGCACCTTACCGACGCGGCCCTCGAGATCCGCGCCGAGGCCGAACTGCCCGCAGGGATTGCGGGCCGTGTCTCTGGGGTCGCCCTGACATACGAGGTCGTCGACTCCTACGGGACGATGTTCGCCCGAAAGTGCGCCAAGCGATCGGTCGACGGGCGCGTTGCCGCCCGCAAGGTCCCGCTTCTGATGGATCACGAACGGACCTCAAAGGCGCACGTTGGCGTCGTAACCAAGATGGAGGACGCCGGTGACGCGCTGATTATGACCGCTGACATCTTTGACACCGCCGAGGGCCGATCGGCTCTCGAGTATGTCAAGGCGGTCCTTGCCTCTGGCGCATCGACGGGCTTCTCGATCGGCTTTGTCCCCCGCGCCTCCGAGATGGTGACGGTTGACAATAAAACCGTCGAACGCTTTACAGAAATCGAACTGCGGGAAGTATCTATTACCCCGATGCCCGCGGTCCCCGGCGCAGAGATCGCCTCTGCCCGCAACGAAGTTGAGGAAGTAGTCTCCGAGCGCACGGATGACGACCTCCTTACCCTTGCCGCTCGCGTTACTCTAGATGCGCTATCCGAGAGTCAACGCCACGCGGTGCTGTCCCGCTACCTTCCGCCAACCCGCACCGAGACGGCCTCCCCGGTCACGCCTGTCGTGATTGAGACGCCCTCCTCGACCGAGGCAACGGTTCGGTATGCTTCCCTTGCCGAGCGAGCCTCGGCTGTTCGCTCGACGTACACTACCCACTAGGATCGGACAATGAAGAACACGCTGGTTTCCAAGAACCGTGCCGCGAACGAGCTTCGCGAGCAGGCCAACAAGCTCCGTGGCGAGCTGATGGACACGACCGCCTCGTTTACCCCCGAGGAAGTCGAGAAGCGCACCGCTGATATCCGCGCCATCGAGATGCGGGCGGCGGCGGCGGCTGAGTTTACCGCCGATGCTGAGATCGCCCGTCAGGGCGGCGACGAGGGCCTCGTCCGCGTTGACGCGCACGGCCCGGAGTTCTCCGGGATGCAGGGCGCTCAGGATGAGGTGCGTCGCGAGTTGAAGCGCGGCTTCCGTAATATCGGTGCCTACCTCCGCGCCGTTGCCAAGGGCCCCGCGAACGCGACCGAGGCCGAGTGCCTTAAGCGTGTCGACCTGATGACCCGCACTATCACCGGCTCGACCAACGGTGGCGAGTACCTCCTTCCGCTCACGCAGGTGCCGGAGATCTTCTCGACCGCGAACACGCAGGCCGGGATGTTTCAGATCGCCCGGAGATACAATGTCCCCGGACGCTCACTTAGGATTCCGTATCTTCTGCAGGACGAGGGTACGTCCACCCTTAACCGCCCGATGGCTGGTAAGATCGCGAACGTGACCATCGTCGGCGAAGGCTCCGCCAAGCCCGCCCGCGAGCCGTCGTTCGGTCAGCGCGTGCTTACGATGTATAAGTATGCCGCGATCACGGAGTTCGGCGACGAGCTTCTCGGTGACGATTTTACCGGCGAGCTTCCGTCCGAGGTCACCTCGGCGGTCGGTGGACAGGCGATTAACAAGATCAACGAAGACATCACCATCGACGGCACCGGCTCGAGCCAGCCGCTCGGTGCCTTTAACACCAACAACACCGCGCTAATCAAGGTTGCCCGCGCTTCGGCAAACACCTTCTCGGCGGCGGATATGTTCTCGATGTATAAGCAACACACGGTCGGCCCCCGCTCGGTGTGGATGATCTCGCGGTACTCGCTCCCCGCGCTCTACGCCCTGCAGACGACCAACAACACGATGGTGACGTTCCTCCCGAACCTCCGCGATGGCGCTCCGGCGACCCTCCTCGGGCTTCCGGTGATCGTTACGGACTTGCTCCCGACCCTCGGGACCGAGGCCGACATCGCGTTGGTGAACCCGGATTTCTACGCGATGGGTCTGCGTCAGGCCCTTACCGTCGAGTCCTCGATTCACTACAAGTTCACGGACGACATCACGACCTACCGCTTCGTCGCTCGCGCCGGTGGCATTCCGCTCCCGACCAGCACGTTCGCGTACAAGGTCGACGGGTCTGGCAACAAGGTGATGCCGCACTCGCCGTTCGTTGTGCTTGACGAGCCCGCGGCGTAAGCCGTGGCACGGTAGGGCCGTGGGGGGATCCTCCCCCGCGGCTCTGCCGGTTAGCATTGTAGACTGTTCCTCTCTCCGACTGTCCTGAGGTTCGCGTGGCTCTCCCAACCGTTACAGACCTCAAGAGTTACCTCCGCATCGAGTCCAACGCGGAGAACACGCTCCTCACAGCCCTGCTGGCCCGGGCGCAGGGGCAGTTAGAGTTGTGGATCGACTGTCCTATTACGGCAGTCTCGCAGACGTACATCGACCGGTGCGAGACCCTCGCGGATCGCCCCGTGACCTCGATTGTCTTTCCCCGCCGCCCGATTAGCGTGACCAGCATCGTCGATGTCGAGGGCGTTACTGTGCCATCGACCGAGTATTGGGTTGACGGGCAGAATGGTATTATCTACTCGGGTGACACCTACAGCTTTTCTAACCCCCGGTACACCGTTACCGCCAACGTCGGCCTCTCGCTGTCGCAGTTCTATACGGCGTGGGAGCCGGTTATCTCGCAAGCGATCCTTGATCTTGCCGCGGATCTCTATCAGAAGCGGACCCCGAACGCGAGTAGCGAGACGAGCGCGGCAACTACGATTTCGTGGGATGTCTCTCGGGATACCGCGGCCCGTGTCCTCAAGGTTATCCGCGGGCTTAAGCTCGGGGTCGCCGTCTAATGTATATCGCCCCGGGTCTGCTCGATCAGCGGCTTGGGTTCTACTCCCGGTCGAACGACGGGGCCTATGGCTTTCAGCGGCCCCTGTATACCAAGCTCGGCGTCTATTGGGGGCGGCTCGATACGACGGCAAACGCTTTTACCGTTGCCGGGGCTCCCGAGGCGCATACCGATAGCCGCACAAGTGCGGTCGCGACCGTCTCCGATGATGTCGCCGTCGACCCGTTTGGTGTCGTTAAAGAGGAGGGCGGCACGGTACTGTATTTTGTCCGTGGCGTCTACGAAGTGCGGCAGATGCGCTGTAAACAGATTACGCTCGAGGAGGTCGATCCGACCGCCTATGCCGAGTTTATCGCAAACGATCCAGACGCGGTGGCGGACGGGGTGCATCTCCTCGTGGCGGGGAGCGCATTTACGCTTGGCTTTGACGAGGGATATGACTAATGGCTGAAACCCCGAAGGTCCTTGCCGCGCTCTTGGCGCAACTCCCGGATAACACGACCGGCCTAATCTCGCCCGAGGACATCCGGGATGCAGTCGTCTCCCTGTTCCCAAGCCGCGGGCAACTTGACCTTACGGCCTCCGCGCAGACGACCTTTGCGGCGACAAACACTTATTACAAGCTTGCCGGGACGACCGCGCTTGACACGACGCTCGGACAGGACGGGTTTTCACAGGCATCTAATAACGAGTTGCGGGCGACGAAGGCAGTTAACCAAGTCCTTCTCGTAACGGCAAACGTGGAGCTTTCGTGTGCGTCAAATAACAAGACGTTTGGCATCTGTTTCGCTAAAAACGGAACGGCAATCACGACGGCGCACGTTTCCGCGATTCTGTCAGACTCCAACGAGGGCTACGGCTTCTCGCTGACGACGCTGATCCCGACGTCGCAGAACGACACTATCTCGGTGTTCGTCCGCAACGAGACGGACACGACATCGGTCACGGCTCTCTCGCTCAGCCTATCGGCAATCGGGTTTATCCGGTGACGATGCACGGCGACGACGCCCGCACCCTTTGCGGACAGGATGTGCGACGGTCGGGCCTCTGGCCCTCGGATCGGTCGCGGATCGATACGTTTGTACACGAATATGGCGGATCGCTTGAGGCGTTTCCTGTCGGGGATGTTGCAATCGCCCTCCGGTGGATCGGCCCGAATGCGCAGACCGTTACGGAGACGGCGCAGACCGCGGCAGAGGCGCTCCGGCGTCTCCGGTCAACGCTCCGGGCTGTGCAATGAGCATTAAGGTTACTGATAACTCCGGGAAGTTCTTGCGAGCCTACAAGGAAGCGAGCCGCAAGGCGACGGATGCCGCCGCCGCGCTCTACGAGGGCAACGTCAAGAAGCGGTTCTTTCAGGGGTACTATACGAGCCAGAAGTTCCGGTCGACGGCGCAGATCGTTCAGCACGTTCAGCGGGAGCGCCCGATCTGGACGCAAGACGGGTGGACATCCCTTGTCGGGATCCCGAAGGGCATTACGGTTCAGCTTACCCGCCTTGGCAAGACCCGCCCCTACACGGTTGGCGAGATCGCCCTCGCGTGGGAGCTTGGGCATCACAACCTGTTTTCTCGTCGCTATGAGCGCGTCGAGATCTTTAAGCCGGTCGCCCTTAACAGCGTCGATGCAATCGGCAAGGCGTATGCTAGGGTCTTGACACGCTCCCTTAAGGCGGAGGCTCTATGACCCCCCTGCCAAAGTATATCGTCTCGGGTAGCCTTACCCTGCCGTCGACGGCCTCGACGGTGCAGATCTACGGCACTCTGCGGGACGCCCTCTTGACATATACCAGCCCGAGTGCCGACACGCTAAACGACTATGTCGGGACCCGGATCTGGATCCGGGCCGCGCCCGAGCGCCCGACCTTCCCCTACATTACCCTGCGGCTTGACCGTGTTAGTCAGCCGGGGTATAACGGGTACCGGGAGACGGCGGTACTCGAGGTACAATGCGTCGGAAAGCCGGATAGCCAGATCGCCCTTGTCGAGGGGGCGATGGATATTGTCGACCAATGCCTAACGGCCTTGACTGCCAATACCTCGGGCTTTATGGCCTGTCGGTCCCGGATGCGCCAGACCGTCCCGCAGATGACTGAACCGGCGGATAGCTCCGTCGTGGCTGTTGTTGGCAACTACGACTTGTACCTCTGGCCTGTTGTTTTGACCTCCCGCGCTTAACTTTCTCCCTGTCCCTTCACCGTAGGATACTGCTATGACCGCTCCGCTTACTGGCTTTACCTCAGAGTTCAAGGATGGCGTCCTCCTTGATTCCGGCGTCCTGTACGTCGGCAACATCGTCTATGGTGCCTTTCAGGGGGGCCTCAAGTTCGACCCCGGCATCACCTACCGCAACGTCGAGTTCGACGGCAAGCGGTCCCCGATGAAGCTCCTCGACATCAAGCAGTCGCAGATGCCGAAGATCTCCGGCACCGTGATTACGCTCCCGCCCGCCGCGACCGCGCTGGTTGCCGGTGGCGTGTCTCAGCTTGACACCGGGGCCGATGTGCAGGCGACCGGCGGCTGGACCGGGGCTACCTCGTCCTATGCGCCACAGGCCGCGGGTGCGCTTCTTGTTGCGGGGGACTATATGTCGGATGTGCGGGCGATCTGGCTCCGCGGCGGGCATACGACGGCCTCGCCAAAGTACGTTCAGGTCCGCTTCCCGTCCGCGATTATTACGAAGTACGATGTCACCTCACAGGACGGGCAAGAGGTCGCGATCGCGATCGAGATCGAGGCCCGTCTCGACACCGGCTGGGCAGGCTACCTCGATGGGACCGGCACCGCGCCGTACCGGATCGAGTACCTCACGGCCCTCACTAACGCCTAAGGGATATGACCGTTATCGACCTCGATGCCCTGACGAATCCGAAGCGACTGCCCGTTGTGAAGCTGTTCGGACGGAAGGTTACTGTAAAGCCCCTAACGGGGGCCGCGGCTCATCGTATCGCGGCCTTGCAGAACGACGATACGGGTGGGGCATCGATGTTGGCGGCGTTGCTTGATGTGATTCACGCATCGTGTCCAGATCTGTCCGAGAGTGAGCTTGCCGCGTTAACGGTCGATCAGATCGCCGCGCTTGTACAGCTTACTCGCGGGCAGATTACGGAAGTAGAGACGATGCTAGAGGAGCGGTCGGAAAAAAACTGACGGACGCGACCGGGGAAGATGCCGCAGTCTCGGTCGCGTGGAGTCCAGAGCAGTATATCCGGCGGATCCTCGTCGAGACGGCGATCCGAACGGGGCAGGGGATTGACGAAGTAGCACGGCAGAGCTTTGCCCTTACGATGTGGATGTGGGCAGAGCTTCGGGAGATCGAGCGGGAGGCCGCGGTAACGCGGCTCGGTGAACGGACGGATCTAGCAGGGCTTGTGGCAGTAGCGTTTCATCAGCCGCAAGAGCTACAGAAGATGGAGACGCGGTACCTCAAGGCGGCGGGGCGGTTGTCGCAGATGTTTAAGGATACGAAGGAGCGACTCACGGCCCTCGCCGCAGAGATGGCAAAAGCACAGCCTGTAACGGAGGCGCAGTAACCGATGGACATTTACGCGCTTTCAATCAAGCTCAAAGAAGAAGGAGCCGCCGTCGTACAGGCGGCAATGAAGAAGCTTGCCGCGTCGATGGCGGATACGACGGCGGAAGCAAAGAAAACCGATAAGGCGTTTGACGGTCTTGGGTCCGCGGCAAAGCGGCTTGCCGGGGCTATCGCTATTGGCGCAACGATTAAGAAGATCGTTGACGCAACCGCGCAAGCGCAGTTCGTACAGGCGCAACTCTCCGCCGCCCTGCAATCGACGGGGAACGCGGCGGGGCAGAGTATTGAAAGCCTTAACGCACACGCCGAGGCCCTGTCTCGCCTAAGTGTTTTTGACGACGAGGCGATCGGCGGGGCGCAAGCCCTCTTGCTTACATTCACGAAGATTCAGGGCGATGTCTTTCCGAAGGCAACGCAAGCGGTGCTTAACGTTGCGCAAGCGATGGGCGGGGATCTTAAGGGTGCGGCAATTCAAGTCGGCAAGGCGTTAAACGATCCGATCCGCGGTACCGCGGCCCTTTCTAAAGCTGGCATTCAGTTCACCGAAGATCAGAAGGCGATGATTCAGTCGCTTGTCGAAACCGGACAGACGGCTCAGGCGCAAGCGATCATCCTTAAAGAGCTTGACACGCAATTTGCCGGGAGTGCCGCCGCCGCTCGAAATACGCTCGGCGGTGCGTTGCAGGGTCTTAAGAACGACTTTGACAATCTCTTTGAGGCGAGCGCGGGCGAAACCGCCCCGCTTGTTGCCGCGATCAATGGCCTCTCAACGGCTCTACAGCCGCTTGCCGGGGCTGTTGGTACCCTGATTGTTATTATCGTCGGTGGCCTTTCGAGTGTTTTTGCAAGCATAAAAAATATGGGGCTTGCGCTGTTTCGCATCCTCAACCGGATTAATCAGTTTCTTGCAAACGTCGGAGCGACAGTCGTAAAGGTTGTCGCGATGTTGACGGGGAACCTGACGCCAGAGTTCGATAGGTCGATCGATAACTGGCTTAAGGGCTTCGATCACATGGACGAAGGGCTTGCCGATCAGCAGAAGGAGTGGGCTGATTGGGAAACCGGGATCTATGAGTCACTCGCCGGGGTCCGCAAGGAAGCGGCAAAGCCTGTTGTTGTCGCTCCCCCCGTCGTCGGCGGTGCCGGTGGTGGGGGCCTAAGCGCGGCAGGGCGGGCTCTGGCTCGAGGGGCTCCCCTCGGGGGGCCCGGGGCCGGGATCTCGGCATTTGAGAGCCCGTCCGAGCGTATGGCGCGGCTCCGTCGGGAGGCCGCGGCTCAGGCGGCGGCGGATCGGGCCCGGGAATCCGCCGAGGCGCAACCGCGGATTGCCGCAGGGTTTGGCGTCGACCTGTCAAAGCTCAAGGCCGCAACCCTGCCAATGCTCGATCAGGCAAAGGTAGCGGCCCTCGAGCTACGCGAGCAAATTCAAAATGAGTTTGCCCTTAGTGTCTCGACTGCCTTGACAACCGGTATTATTGCCGGGATCGAGAACGCAATCGCTACGGGGAATATCGGGGAGGGCTTTATGGCCCTGACAACCTCCCTGCTCGCGGGGCTCGGCGACGCGATGATACAGTTCGGGCAGGCGTCGCTTGTCGCTTCTCAGCTTATGCAGAGGATCTTTGACTACCTCGCCTCGGGTCTCCCGGGCGGTGCCGTCGCCGCGTCCCTTGCAATGATTGCCGCCGGTGCCGTCCTTAAAGGGGTCGCCCGGGCCGCGTTTGGGGGCGGGGGTCGCGGAGGATCCGCCGCCTCGGTTGTGAGCTTTGGAGCCGGTACACGCGGTACTGCGGGGCAGACAACGCAACTTGTCTTTGGTAATACCTCGGCGACAACCGCCGCAGGGATGGCTCCGCGGACCCCGATGAACGTGACGATTATTGGCCCGAACGACCCGACGGCACAGCGAGCGATGCAAGAGCTTCTAACCAAGGCGAATAGCCGCGGGAGGATCGGGTAATGGCAAGCATTACGTTTAATGACGGGACATCGGCAACCCTTGACAACGGAATGACCGCGATTGCCGGAGGGGTCGGCTCTCGCTTTGCCGATTGGACCCCGTTCCAACGTCCGATCGGGCCCGCCGTAACCGCGCTAGGGACCGGGGCTCGGTATCAGTTCGCATTCCGAACCGACTACGGCGCGAGCTTTACGATGAATGACATCCCGAATAGTTCGATGTCGATTATGCTCCGCCTCGAGGCGCATCTCCTTGGCGGGGGCACCGTCTCCGTAGCGACCGGCGACTCCGCCTCCCGAACCTATGCGACCTGTTGCCTCGCGCCGGATGCCGGGGTTGACATCACCCTGCAAGACAAGGCGGAGTTGCGGTATTCTATGTCATTCACCCTAATCAACATAGCGGCAAGCCCCGGCGCGATGCTCTGCATCTACTAACCCCCTGCCACACGGTCAATGACGGTTCTTTTCCGGTTCACGATCTATCAGGCTAACGGAACCACCCCGGATCTTACCGTCACATCACAGCGGGGCGGATCGAATCCGTACATCGTCGATGTGCCAAGCGGCGATGGGCAAGAGGTCGATCTCCTTACAGGCGCGGTGCGATCCGGGGCCTACGTTGTTACGGTCGCCGATATTGTCACGGGCACCGACGGTACCGGCACCGTCCGCCTTATTACGAACAAGCTCGAGGACAATCAGTTTCGTCAGCAACTCTTGTCCCGTCGTGCCAAGCTCGAATGCTCGCGGGATGGGGGCTCGACCTATTCGATCTGGACGCTCGGTTATTTGACCGGCATTCAGCAAGTCGATGCAATTACCTACAGCTTCACGGTGTCCGACTCCCGCCGGATCGAGTCGACGCATACCATTTTTACTTGGTCATCCGATCCGCTTGCCGCGACGGACGAGCGCCGGGAGTTCCCGAACCGCGGCTGTCTTGTCGGAGGCCCGACGATTCAGAACTTTGGGCCGATCCGCGCATCCGGCGGCTGGGAGTTCGCGTGGCGTGAGGTGCAGAGTGGCTACCTTGCCCTCGCCTTTGTCGCCGCGTATGACCCGCCAAGTTATGCGCGGACGGTAACGCCTCCGCTTGCTAAGATTAAGGCGGCGATGCAACGGTTTTACGAGAGGCAACCCCCGATTGCAGATCTTACCGGGGACAACTATAAGCAGATCCGGGAGCGGCAGTTTGTTAATGCTTATCCCTCTGTTCTCGCGATCGTAGAGTCCGGGGCAAGCGTATGGTACGGCACCGTCCGCGGAATGTTTACTCCCCCGGGATATACGCTGACGGGCTTAGGGCAAGTTCAGATCCCGCCGTTCGGCGATCAGAACTATCTCTTTGTGCAACTTACACCGGGGCAGTCGACCTCCTATCCGTCGACGAATGCTAAGGTCCGGGTGCGTCTGGTGAGTCAGGAGGTCGCGCCGGAGAGTGCGCTCTATATCGACGAGCATCCGGTTGACATTGTTTCTAAGCTCTACGAAACGGTTAACATCCCCTTTAACGCCGCCTCGGTAACGAGTACAAAGGCCGCAGTCGGCACGGATGTCCGCCTTGCGCTACGGATTACCGAGCCCGTTAATATGGGCGAGTTCTTGTCCTCGTCGATTTTCGGCCCGTTCGGGTTCTCCGTGCGCACGAACGCGGCAGGGGAGCAAGAGTTCTTCCCGACCCGCATCAGTAATAGTGCGACACCGACGATTACGATTGCTAACGCAGACATCGTTGGCGACACACCGCCCGCTATTTATGACCTCGACGAAGGCACCGTTGTTACTGGTTTCCGCCTAACGTCAACCAGTTTCTCGGTCTTTGATCAGGACCCTGAGCTTCGGGATCCCCCACCGCCTGACGGCCTAACGGCGCAGGGGGTTACGATCGCCGCACAGAACGCGGACACCTCGACATACTCGACGAAGGAGGTCAAGTATGAGATCCCGGGGATGATTCACGACGGATCGGCGAGTAATGGGGCGTTTGCGTTTTCGCCTGAGGTCGTGCAACGGTTCTTTACAGGGATTGTCGCGGAAGGCTTTGACCGCTTTGGACGAGGCGCGGTGGCGTCCGAGGTACAGGTTATTGCGAGTTCCTCTGCCGCGAACCTACAGGTTGGCGACGAGGTAAACATCGCGGCCTCGTATTACCCAAACAAGAACTACCGGATCGGCGAGTCAAACGTTGGCAATCGGATCGCGCAGATCGTCCGTCGCACGGAGACCCCGGAGGGCCCGAGCTACAAGCTTGTCGATTCAGGGGTAAGTGCTCAACCGACGGCCCCGACCTTTACGCTTGCCGCGTGGTCCGGGGAGCCCCGTCGGATTGCGACCGCGACCGTTACGAATGCCGCGACCCTAAATAGCTCGAATGTTACCCTTGCGGTGCAGTATCAGGTTTCTGCAACGACACCGACGACGAGAACGGGCACGCTCTTTACACGATTCCGCCCGGGCACGATTCCGACGATCGCCTTTACGCTTCCCGTTGTCCCCCCGGGGAGCCGCGTGTACGTCCGGATGCGCACGGAAAAGACAGAGCTTCGTGCGTCGGCGTGGACCGCGTGGACCTATGTCGACCTCGGCGCGTGGGTTGCGCCAAACTCGCTTACGACCTCAAACGTTACGGCAGACGCGGTAACGTTTACGATCGGTCTCGGGAGCCCAACACCGAACACCTTAGACCCCCTTGACATCTTTGCCTACCCGGGAGCCTCCGCGCCCGCGGATTGGACCGCATTCCGGATTGGCACCCTGTCGGCAGGGTCGACATCGACAATCGTTCGGGATCTTACCCCGTCAACGCAGTATACGTTTGGGGTTGCATTCCGGGACGAGGGGACGGGGGCATATTCCGGGTTTGCTACGGCGACTGTTACGACCGCCGCGCTTAACACGGTGTCGGCACCCGCCGCACCGAAGATGAAGCTCTACACCTCATTTCCGAACGCGGGTCAGACGACCGGTATTGCGTTGACGATCGGGGCAGTCGAGGGCTATAACATCGTAGTTCAGCGGGCTCCGAATGTCTCCGGGGCCCCGGGAACGTTTGCAGATCTTGACACGCTCCCGCCCCTTACAGCTACCTATGTCGATGTTCTACCGTCGGACGGCATTACCCGATGGTACCGTGTGTTTTACCGGCTCTCAGGGTTCCTCGACGGGACGCCCGGGACGGCACGGAGCGGGACGCCTATTGGCATCCCGGATGATTTCCTTAGTAACACGCAAGCTACGAGCATTGCGGGACAGGCGACCCTAACGCTCGGCAACTACCTAACGGGCGGGAGTTACGACGGATCCGCGAGTGTTACAACGGATGTCGATGCGACACCGAATAACACGGCAAGCAAGGTCGTGGCCCGTGATGCCTCTGGTAACTTCTCCGCCGGAACAGTTACCGCGGCCCTCGCCGGGAACGCGACGACCGCCACGACCCTACAGACGGCCCGCAATATTAACGGGGTGGCCTTTGACGGGAGTGCCGACATCACGGTAACTGCCGCCGCAGGGACCTTGACGGGAACTACGCTTGCCTCAGGTGTTACGGCTTCTAGCCTTACCTCGGTCGGGACGATTGCGACCGGCGTCTGGCAGGGGACCTCGATTGGCAAAGACTATGGCGGTACCGGCTTAACATCCACGGCTTTTACCGGGATTACAAACGAACGCATTTTTGTCTATGACGGCGGCTCGGGTGTTTTTGAGGTTGGCCCTACAGGGTCTAACGGTCAAGGACTGATTTACAGCGGCGGGGCTCTTGCGTGGGGGAACCCTGCTCCCGGCTTGCACGTCCTTGCGACGACGACCGCGCTTGGTCCCGAGCATAGCGTGTCCGGGCTTACAAGCGGGATGATCCTACAGGCGACCGGGGCAACTACGGCGCGGTTTCAGACCCCGAGCATCCCGGCCTCGAGCGTGACGGCGGGGACGTTCTCCGGGGCGTCCTACACGATCACGAACGACCTGACGGTCTCCGGGACTCTGACGGGGACCCTGACCGGAAATGCGTCGACGGCAACGGCGTTGCAGACGGCCCGCAACATTAACGGCGTCTCGTTCAACGGGACGGCGGACATCACCGTAACGGCGGCGGCGGGGACGCTCACCGGCTCGACGTTGGCGTCCGGCGTGACGGCCTCGAGCCTGACGTCGGTCGGCACCCTGACAAACCTCACCGTCACGAATACGATCACCGGTTCGGTCAGCGGCAACGCGGGCAACGTCACCGGCACGGTCGCAATCGCGAACGGCGGCACGAACGCGACAAGCTATGGCGTTACCGGGACCGGAACACGGGCGATTGTCTACGATATTGTCGGCAACGCATTTGAGGCGGTCGCCGCAGGATCCTCGGGTCAGTTCCTACAGTCGGCTGGCACGACGGGCGACATAACGTGGGCGACCCCGCCAAACTTTAGCACGACCACGACGACGGCGGGTTACGTCCCCGGATCGAACAACGTTGGGGCGACCTACTTCCTAAACGCAAACGGCGTCTGGGCAGTCCCGGCGGTCGGATCCGTCTCGGCGAACAACGTCACGGCGGGAACGTTCTCTGGCGCGAGCTATACGTTCTCCAACAGCGTTACGTTTACGAGCGGTGTGCGCGTTGCGTTCGGTGAGACATACAAGATTCTGAACGGCGGTGGCACCGCAATAGATGTGCTGTCTGCGACTACGCTTGGCACAGGCGTCATCAATTCGTCGCTGACTTCCGTTGGTACGCTGACCAGCGGTGCACTTGGTGCGGGATTTACCGCGATTGACAACGCTCGACTTGCCAATTCTAGCATCACCATCAACGGAAGTTCCGTGTCGCTTGGTGGAAGCATCACGGTAAGCAATCAGACTATCACGTTGTCTGGCGATGTCACGGGTTCTGGCACAACGTCTATTGCGACAACGCTTGCGGATACCGCCGTTGTCGCTGGCACCTACGGCGGGAACAATGCGATTCCGCGCCTCACGGTAGACTCCAAGGGCCGTCTTACTGGCGTCTCTACGATTACGCCAAGCGGAACGTGGAGTATCAGCATCAGCGGAAATGCGGCAACGGCTACGACAGCAACAAATCAGTCGGGCGGTACCGTCAACGCTACGACGGGTTCGTTTAGTAGCACGGTAACTGCCAACCGCTATGCTGGCGTCAATAGTCTTATTCTCAACAGCTACCAGACGGCTAACCCTTCGTCGAATGTGTATCTCTACTCACCGCCAAACGATAGGGATGCATGGGTATATCTCGATTCTGCGGATACCGGAAGCAACTGGGGTATCTATCACCGCCAGATTGACTCGGCGGTATCTGGGTTGCCCGGAAACTCAATCGGCTTTGTCGGTGCTGGAACAAGTACGCTTCAAGCGTATATCAGTCTTCTTAACGGGGACGCCTACTTCGCTGGCAACGTTGGCATCGGTACGTCGAGCCCAAGTTATAAATTCGATGTATCAGGACAGGGACGTTTTATTACTAACTCCGAATATCAGCTCGACGTAATGTCGGCTAGTAGTGCGGCTGGTGCATCTATTAGGCGATATTCTACAAGTGCTTACGCTTATGATGTATATCAGAACGCATCAAGGCATTGGCGTACTGGATTACTTGGCGATTCTAGATATGTAATATATGACCAGACTGCGACAATAGAACGGCTTTGCATCGACACATCTGGTAACGTCGGGATCGGAACGACCGCGCCATACAACAAGCTATCGGTACTCGGTAGCGTTGGCGTCAATGGTGATACGAACAGTAGTGCGATTTATATGTACGACTCCTATTTGGATGGAGGAAGTTCGTATTTTCAGATTCCGCAGTCGAGAGTCCGTCTTGATTCCAGCGCAACGGGTGGCATCGACGAAGCGCCTGTCGCGTTCTTCATGCACAACGAGAACGGGACGAACAATACATGGGTCAAGTTGTCGATGGGTGGGCGTGAAACGGCTGGTGCTGGCAATACGGTAAGCTGGGCTGGTATTGCGGCTCGCAAGGTTGGCGGGGTGTCCGGTGGCTGGGCATCTGGTGAGTTGCACCTTTGGACGAAGAACGGCGCTTTGCAGACTGACGCGGTAACTATTACCGCAACCGGTAACGTCGGCATCGGTACAAATACACCGAATGAAAAGTTAGACGTCAATGGCAACATGACGTTGTCATGGAATCCGGGCGCGTCTTATCGCATCAAGTTTTTCGGTGGTGGAACTTATGACGCTGGATTCCGTCTCGGGAGTGACGGAAGATCGCTCGAGTTGTTCAGCATCTTTGACGACTCCGCCGCTGGAATAAAGTTTATTACCGGAACTGGTTCGTCGAACAGCGAAAAAATGCGCTTGACCAACTCCGGCAACGTCGGCATAGGTACAACAACAACAACATATAAGTTTAACGTCGACGGTGGAGCGGCAGGTTCCTCTCCTGTCGCGTGGTTTCGTGGCAATACTTATGGAATGATTGGCACGCAACGTGGAGCGGATAATGCATCCGCTGGCGTAAACTATTACAACGCCGCAGGAGCACAGCGTTGGTTTTGTGGTATTTATGAAAACTCTGACAACTTTGGATTTTATAATGTTGGATATAGCGGATTTCCAGTTGTTATTCAGAACACTACTGGCAACCTCGGCATCGGCACGACGAGTCCGGCATATAAGCTGGACGTTGTTGGCACCTCGATTTTCCGTGCGGTGGCGACGAGCTACAATGGAACGACGCAGTCGGTTCTCATTGACGGCAACGGTGGCAACGCCGCGCTGACCATCAACGCAACGTCTGACTATGCCTATCTCAACTTCGCACAGGCTGGCACGACGAAGATAGAGATTGGTTGCGAAGGGGCGGCAACGAACAAGGGCAGTCTTTACATCAACACAAACATTCAGGTTGGGTCATCAAACGCCGCCGTTTTCATAAAAAAATCGGATGGTTTCGTCGGTATCGGTACGACATCTCCGTCAGCTTATGCACGGTTGCATGTGAATGGGAGCGCCAAGCTACTCGTTACGTCAACGTCATCTAGCTGGGGGCAGTTTCAGGTTGCGAATCCGAATGATGGAGAATCAACCATAGCAATCGCCGCTGGTGGGTCAGGCTCTCCGGGTAACGATAGCACCTACACGCGGCAATGGATTATCGGCATCAACCCGTATGGAACTGGAACGGATGCGTTCACGGTTACGAATAAGACGTTGCAATCTTCGGCACCATTTTCTATTAAGGAGGGCGGTGATGTTCTTGTCAACGGCACCGGATGGAACGGGTCGCGCCTCGTAGTCAATGAATCGTCGGGCAGTACGGCAGAAATCAACGGCACGAGCAACACCGCGAATCAGTCGCCGCTCTACGTCTGGAACAATGTCGAGAGCGGCTCGACGTACTTCATCAGCTTCTACTCGGACGGGCAAAACAACGCTCGGACGTTGCGTGGCTATATCAACTATCGCCGCGACAACGCGACGCTCAACCTGACCACGGCATCCGACTACCGGATCAAGACGATCCACGGTGCCTACACTAAGTCTGGCGAAGTGTTTGACAAGATGAAGGTGCATGAAGGTACCATCAATGGTGAGTCTGGTAAGTACCCGATGGTGGTGGCCCACGAATTACAAGAGGCGTATCCTTCTGCTGTTGACGGTGAGAAGGATGCGGTGAATGAGGACGGGACGCCCAAGTTGCAGATGGTGAGCTATACCGCAATGATTCCCCTGATGCTGGCAGAAATCAAATCGCTACGCGAGCGCGTGGCTCAACTGGAGAGCTAAATGAGTCTGACGTATACATGGGACTTCCCCGCCTTTGATTGCTACCCTGAACAAGACGGGTATGTGGATGTCGTGTTTACCGTGCATTGGCGCTACAACGCGGCTGATGATGCGGGGCATACGGCGGTCGTCTACTCGACGCAAGCCGTCAGCTACAAGGAGGGCGACCCGTTCGTGCCGTTCGCTGACCTGACGCCGGAGATCGTCGAGGGCTGGATGGTCTCCGCGATGGGCCCGGAGCGGATCGCCGAGCTACAGGCGAACCTCGCCGCGCAGATCGAGCAACAGATACACCCCTCACAAGTAACCCTACCCCCGCCGTGGCAGACGCCCCCGGTTCCCCCTACCCCTGCTGAGGCATAACAATGTCGGACACTAAGCAGAGCCTTATGCTCGTCGTCGCCGGTTTCTTTGGCTCCCTTATTGCGGTGGGCAAGGCGAGTCACGGGAATGTCCGGGATAACCTTCTTGCGATCTCGGCGGGCACCTCGAGTGCTTACTTTCTTACCCCGGTCGTCTTTCAGCTAACCGGGATCTCGGCAAGCCCGCAGACAATGTCCGCGATGGCGTTTCTTCTCGGGGTCCTCGGTCAGCGCGGGGTCGAGATTGTGATCGCTAAAATCTTTGGGGAGGGCAAGACCGATGCTAGCCACGATTAACCTTCTGGCAAACCTCCTGATTACGATCGGGGGGCTTGCCTTTTATGTAATGCTTTTTACAAAGATTGGAGACGGTGTAAAGCAGATCGACAGCTTTGGGCAGATCAGTTACTACACGATTAAGGTTGGCCTTGCGTTTATCGTCTCGGGCTCCCTGCTAAACGTCCTCCTGCGCACCACGCCGCCGTTTACAGAGATCCTACTAAACTGCGGGTTCGGCCTTATTTTTATGTGGGCCGCGCTGTGGCACGGTCGAAAGTTTGGCGTGATTACGGGCATTAAAACGATTGACAGAAAAACGTCGGCTAACCGGATGTCAAAATGAGTTGCACACATCCGTCCCCGAATCACAACGACCGGAAGGGACAGGCCGTTAAGGTGATTGTCCTACACGCGGACGCCTCCCCGAACGAGCGGGGGTGCTTGTCGTGGCTTCAATCGAGCGAGTCAAAGGTTAGCTATCACGCGCTCGTCGGACGGGATGGCAAGGTGTATACGGTCGTGCCCTACGATCGGCGAGCGTGGCACGCGGGCAAGGCGGAATGGTCCGGGCATAAGGATGTTAACGGGATCTCCGTCGGGCTATGCTTTAGCAATAAGAACGACGGGAAGGAGCCGTTGACGGAGGCGCAGAAGGAGGCGATGCGCAAGCTTATTGCTGAGGTCCGCGGTAAGTACGGGCCGGTCCCGGTTACGACTCACGCAAAGGTTGCGCCCGGGCGTAAGACGGACCCGGAGAACGTCCCGGGCTTTGACCTTGCGCAGTTTACTTAACGTCCTCGCCGTCCTCGCGATCGTCGCGGGTGTCCTCTTTTCGGGACGCTCGAGGCAGTCCGAGCGGCGACTACAGCAGACCGCGGATAGTCTGCGGGTCGAGATCCGAATCGCCCAAGCGAACCTGACGGTTGCGCAGGCCCGGGCCGACTCGCAGGCTACCCGCGCCCGCATCGGCTCTCTGCGGCTCCTAGCGGCCTCGGACACCCTCGGGGTAGTCCTCGATACGGCTCGGGCGGTCCTTGTCGATTCTGCGGCATCCTTGCCGCAACTACGGGCAACCCTCGAGCAGACGGTTGCGGCCTCGGAACAACTTCGTGCAGAGGTCTTGACATATCGACAAACTATTGACAGTCTATTGACAACCCATCTTGTCGAGCGGCGGGAGGCGGCGAGGCAACTACAAGCCTTGCAAGCACTTGCCGATACGCAAGAGATGGCGTTGTTGCAAGGGCGTTGCTCGAACCTCCTCGGGCGATGTCCGACCCGATGGCAAGCGTTTGGGATAGGGATCCTCGCTACCGTCGTGGTGTTAGCATTATGATAGGGGATGCCGTGTATGCCCTATTCCGTTCGTGTTTTTTGTCCCGAGTGTGAGGGTGAGAGTAGTGATCCGAGGAAGCCCCCTTGCCTGTCCTGTCTGTGTGGTGGACACATTGACATAAACCGCAACCCCGATGGATCCGTCCCCTCGGCACACCCGGACGGTCGGGCCGTGCGAGAGTGGCTGATCGATCGCCTTCTGCTCCCGGAATGGCCCATCGAAACGATCTCACCCCGTGGTCAACCCGCGAGCTTAAGCGGTTAGCTAAACTCTCCGCCGAGGGAATGCCGGGGCCTTTAGTTACCGAGGCCCTTAATCGCGAGTTTCACCGCGGCCTCCCCGTGCGGACGCTGACCGCCGTACAGCTACAGCGGGGCAAGCAGGGCATTAAGGTCGGGCCCCGCCCGAAGGAGTTCCGCGGCCTTGCGGAGCGCGAGCAGTCCGTTGAGCAGACCGAAAGCGCGGACGGGCTCGAGGCGCGGGCGAACGGATCCCGGATTAAGACCGTCGACGATCTCTTGCGGCACATTAAGGCCGACCTAACGCGCTTCGAGGTTGCCGAGAGTCAGGCCACAAAGTACGAGGTTGCGACAAAGGATCTTGCTACGGGCCGCGTTAGTACGACCGAGCTACACCGTGTCTTTGTTAAGCTTCGCCCAAAGGCGGGCCCGTCGGTCGAGGAACGGGTAACGGCAATCCTCGAGGGGGCCTTTGCTTCCCGGAAGCCGCTCATCGGAAATGTTTCACGTGGAACTGCAAACGATCTGCTACAGGGGATTGTCATCGCCGACCCGCATATTGCCAAGCTTGCGTGGGGCGAGGGGACCGGTGCGCAGAGTTACGACACCGATATTGCTATCCGAACGATCCGTGACGGGGTGACGGCGCTTGTCGAGGCCGGAACCGAGCGCAAGGTGGGGACCCGTCACTTCTGGATTCTTGGGGACTACTTTCACCACGACGGACAGGGCGCGACGACGAAAGGGACAATCCTCGATTACGACAGCCGTGTTCAGCAGATGTTAAAGCGCGGCACCGAGGTGCTTTTTGACTTAATCGCCGCGAGTGCCGAGGGGGTAGAAACTCGCGTGATCCTCGTCCCCGGAAACCACGACCGCACGTTAACGTGGGCATTACAGCGGATCCTCGTCTCGGAGTTTCGTCGGAACCGGCGGGTGCAGATCGACGACTCGAACACGACGACGAAGTACCTACAGCACGGACAAGTGCTGATCGGGCTCGATCACGGGGACAAGGGGAAGCAACGGCTTGCCGAGGTAATGGCGGCACAATGCGCGGTCGAGTGGGGGCAGACGATCTACCGCGAGATGCACACCGGACACCTTCACGGCAAGGCGGCGATCTCGACGCACGGCGGGATTACGGTGCGCACTCACGCCGCTCTCTGTCCGCCCGATCAGTATCACGCGGACGAAAAGTTCTCCGTCTCCCCCCGGATGATCGAGGGGTTCGTGTATCACCGTGGCGGGGCGCTGGTGGGCTCCGATGCGTGGAGCCCCGATTTACATAGCTCGCCGCGGCGGGGGACCGTATGAGCGAAACCTGTCGCGATTGGAGCCCTATCCCGTGCGAGCATCGTAAAGCGGCCCGGGATCGTGGCGACTTTTCCTATCTGTGGGGTGTCGGATGGGTCTGGTGGCGCTCCCGTGATGTGCTTGAGCCGTGGACGGTCTGCCCGTGGTGCGGCAACGATTTGCCGAGAATGGAAACCCTAGTCCTGAGGGCTCTGCGCGATGGCCTCGAAACGTAAAGTTAGCCCATTTGTTAACCGCAAGGCGTCGGTAACGTTTCACCGCAACGGCCTGTCGATCGAGATCGGCGATGTTCCGGCGCTCGATGCGGGCGTCGTGGCAAAGGAACTGCTCGATATGATGCGGCAACTCGTCGCCGCGGGCTATGACGAGCTTGTTCTCGAGGGGCCGAGTGCCTACGGTGGCGGCTTTGAGGTGCCAGAGGACGACGATATGGAAACTTTTGTGCTACCGCCTGAGGCAAAACGCCGGAAACCGATGGGCTTTCTGCCATAGCAGACCCGAGCCATTCCCGGTCATCAGCCCGGGTGTGGGTGCTACGCGGGGCGAAAGTCTAGCGATGGGGCCGTCTGCGTGTCTCTCCGGGCGTGAGAGTACCCCTCGACGGGTGACCTACGGGCTCGCTATTAGACCGTCTAGCTCCTAACGATACGCCTCGATGACCGACCGGGTTGTAGGCTGACAGGGCCCGGATTTGTGTAAAGGCGACGCTAGCACGGTTAGGATTGTGTGCCGATAGTTCGCTCTATCGACCGGCGGGAAACCGAGAGTAAGCCCGCCGTACCGCGAGCCCGAAGATATACATCGCCGCGGATCCCGCAAGTTTTTGTTACAAATCTTTTTTGTGTACCCTCTTGACGGATGACAAGAGGGGCCCTATACTCCGCACCGTAGGCGATCGTTAACCCTTTTTCGGAGGTAGCACCGATGGACTATCTTATCGACCTTCCCGACGATCCGAACGCGCCGACCACTAAGGTCACGTTCCTTTCGCGTCGCCTCCGCGACCGATACGATGGCGGGGTTTCCGCCGAGGTCTATACCTCGATGCTCCCCGAGTACATCGAAGCCCTACAGCGCGACGGGTTTTGGGGAAGCCGCATCCTCGAACTGCGCGAGGTCGCCCGCTAATGACACTCGCCGCCCCGCTTAATCGCGCAGGGATCTTTCAGTACGCAAACCGCCTCGGCTGGACTGACGTAGAGCCTTACGAGATTGTCAGAAACGTTACGGGTCGCACCGTCGAGATCCGGCACATGAACGCCGAGCGCGACAAGACCTTTCAGCTAGAGTGGATCCCCGGCGGTTTCGCCGGTCACGCGGTTAATCAGAGTCAGCAACGCTGGATTATTACAAGCAACCCCGACGCGGGCATCGTCCGCATCCGGCTTCACAAGGACGGGCGCTGGTACGACCGGTACCGTAACCAGTACGTCCTCTCCGACACGCCGCGCAAGTTTTACGATTACAACTTCTAGCCCTTGACAGACGACAAGCCCCGTAGTATCCTGTAGCGTACCCTTCACCATAAGGCGATATGACAACGACTCGGATCTGGTACGACCGCGACACGAAAAACTGGATCGGGCAAGTCCTCGATCTGCAGGGCAATCAGCTAGGCGATGCCGAGTTTGCCGCTACGCGCAACGAGATCGTACAGGCCCTCCGCTACCGCAAGATGGTCGAGATGACGCACCTAATCCTCGGCGGTCGGCAGATATGAAGCCGATCGCATCCGACGCCACGCTCGTACAGGTGCTTTACGATCCGCGGCTTGGCATTCTTTCCTTTTTCTCCGACGGCTCGGTTGCCGAAGCCAAGACCTCGGCAAGCGGCATCCGAACGTGGCACGTTCGAGAAAACATCCTGACGGAAACGGACATAAACTCTCAAGAGGCGGCATTCGTCCCGTGACATACGAGGACTACCTTGCGCAGATCGACGCCCTGCTCCGCGGCTATCAGGCGACCATCGCGGAGCTACGCTATCAGATGGACGAGGTAACGTCTGGCGATTACCGGCAGATCCCGGACGGCTTAACATCGGAGCAACTGTATCGGATTCGGCGGAGCGCATTCGCGGCAATGAACGCCGATTGGGATCTAGCGAGCGCACGACGCGCTCTACAAGCGGCCCGGGATCGACTGACCCGGGACTAACCCCCGCACGACGGCGGGGACCTTTATCGGGGGACGCGCCCCCAAGGAGTAGCAAATGGCGGCAAAGTTACAGCTCGAACAGGCGGGAGACGCGGCAACGTTTACGGTTAGCACCTGTCGGACGGTACAGACGAAATACGGTGATCGCATCGTCTTTTCCGGGACTGACAGCGAAGGGTCAGAGGTCGAGACCCCGCTAATGCCAGAGGCGACGGCAACGAAGCAACTCGATCGGCTCGGCCTCACAAGCGAGACCTGTATCGGGGAAACGCTTACATTCTCGCGGGCTCCTAATCCGAGCGGCAAGCCGTACTGGAACATCGACCCCGCCGGTCCTACTCCCGCGCCGTCGAAACGGCTACAGCCGCCGACTACGGCCCCGGCAAAGCCCGCGGCCCGGGAGACAGCGAAGCCCGCTCTGATCGACGTTGACCGCTTACAGGACGTTTACATCGCCCTCTGGAACAGGATGGCGCAAGGTCTTTCGGCCTCTTGTAAAACGCACGACATCGTCCTAACCGCTGACGCGGTACAGGCGGCGAGCGCAACGCTCTGGATCGCGATTAACAACCGCGGGGTAATGGCGAACTGGGGCGAGCCGCAGAAGGAAGCGGCCCCGCAGATCCCGACGACCCCGCCGCCGAGCGGCAAGCGACTAGTACCGCCGAGCAAGGAGCCCGATTTCAGCAAGTTTCCGGCAGAGCGCGATGACGACGACCTCCCCTTTTAACCAGAGGACGGCAATGTTTACAATCGAGAGCCGCATCGGGATCGACCCGATCGATCAGCTTATCGCCGAACGCGATGAGCTAGTACGGGAAGCCGCCCCGCTCTATGCCCTATACGGCCCCGGCGGGACCGCCGAACACCGCCGGAAGGTGGCACAGGCGACCGCCGAGCTACAGGTCCGAGCCGAGGCAACGGAGAAGATGACCGAGGGCAAGATCGACGCCCTCGGCAGAACGCACCCGACATATCTCGCCTATCTCGACGCGATGGAGCTAGGCCGCGCCGAGTGGCTCCTAACCGAGACCCGCATACAGGCGATTACCGACCGCATTAACCGCGGAAACCATCTCACGCGCTATGCCGCAACGGAGCCCCGATGAGCAACGGTCAATACGGCTACGGCAGTTCCTATCACGGCCCGAGCAATAGCCCGGGCCTTACAAGCAAGGAATACCGGGAGATGATGGCAGAGGCCGCGCTCGATCCCGGCAAGTACGACGATGCCGACTATGACGACCGCGACAGCGGCGGCGATAACGAGGGCGACGATGACTGACGAGGCAGAGCTTTCTATTCAGCGCCGATATGCCGCGATCGGGGGCCTCTGGTCAATCGTCGATGCGGTCGCGTCCCGGCTCCCCGCGGCACGGACGACGGATCCCGAGACTAGCCACAAGGCGGCAGATCGGAACGCGCCCCGCCGTACCTCGCAAGCGATGCGGATCCTCCGCGCCTACCTCGAGGGCCCGCAGACCGACGAACAGGCATCGACTATCGCCAAGATCCCGGGCGGCTGGAAGCGGTGTTCCGATCTCCGGCGGCTTGGCTATATCGAGCCGACCGGGGAGACCGCGGTAACAAGCTACGGCTCTGAGGCTAACGTCTGCCGGATTACGGCCCTCGGGCGGACGGTAGCGAATGGCGGGTGATTTCGATATGTCCGACAATGACTATCACAACGACAACTGGGAGAACAGCGGCCTTGACACCTTTAGTAAAAAACAGCGCGAGGTTTGTCCGTCGTGCGGCGAGGATCTTACGGATGGCGGACCATATTGCGGCGGGTGTAATCCGCAACCTTGCCGGTTATCCGGCGATCACACAGGACCCGATGCCCCGGATCGAGCTTCGTAGCCAGTTCCGCGGAGCCCGCGTCCTGTCGCATTTCTACCCCGAGCATTGGGCGCGGGTACAACTTGCCCGCGATACAGCGCGGCGATACGGAGATCCGTCGTGACCAAGCCGGATATGGTTAACAAGCCCCCGCACTACCTTATGGGCAAGGTCGAGTGTATCGAGGCGATACAGTCGGCGCTCGGCGATAACGCATTTATCGCCTACTGCCGAGGACAGGCAATTAAGTATACATGGCGGTCCTTACATAAGTGGTATGCCGCCGAAGATCTACAGAAGGCTGTCTGGTACCTTAACCGAGCGATTGCCACATTGGAGACGATTAATGAAGCGCACCCCTCTCAAGCGAAAAACCGGCCTAGTGGCAAAGAAAAAGCCAAAGGCTAAAAAGCGAACGGAGAACGACTACGCCCGCATCTATGGCTCGCGGGAGCGGGTCGCGTGGGTACAGGCACAGCCCTGTATCGCGTGTAACCGGATCCCCTCCGAGAATGCGCATACCCGATCCGGGGGGACGGGCCGCAAGGCGGACTATACGCAGATCGTCCCGCTCTGCCGGCCCTGTCACACCCTGCAACACAGCAAGGGATGGAAGGCTCTCGGGTTAAACTCGTCGCGGCTTGACTACCTCGCCTTTCTTACGCAGTTCCGATGGGCGCAGACCCGTGAAGGTTGACCTAACCCTGCCCGAGCCCCCCTCGGCAAACCGCTACTGGCGGTTGGCTCGCGGTCGAGCCTACCTCTCAGCGGAGGCGAAAGCCTATAAGCAAGAGGTGCTTATCCGGGCGATCGCCGCGGGTGTCCCCTACGGGCGGGTGCCATTCGAGGCCGGAACGCCCGTCCGCGTCACCCTGCGATGGTACCGATCCCGGCGGGCGGGGGACCTCGACAATCGGGCAAAGGTCGCCCTCGACGCCCTCAATAACGTCCTATGGCTTGACGACAAGCAAGTAGTGGAGTTACATCTGTATCGTTACGACCGCCCCGGGGATGGGGCTCTTTACGTCACCGTTGAGGATTAGATGACAGAGGAAAACTGGATTACCGTTGCCGAGGCCGCTCGCTTTCTCGGTGTCACTCGACAGCGGATCCACCAGAGGATTAAGCGCGGACAGGTCCGAGCAAAGGCGGATCTTAGTCCAACAGCCTATGGCGGGCGCGGCTTTTACTGGCGGATCGATATGGCAAGCCTTATGCAATACAAGGGCGCATATGCAGGGAAGCCTGCATATAATGTAACAGATGACAAGATCGAGAAAAAGATTAAGGACGCCTCTTGACAGACGACAAGGGGGGGTTGTATTCTCCCACCGTAGGCCGGAAGACAACCCTAACGTCGGAGGTAGGATGACAAGCACCGCGGTCGGATCTAAGCAAGCGCAGGATCTTCGGGTCGGCGACATCATCGAGCATCGGTCGATCCGGGTCCGGGTCGCCGACATTCACAATCAGGAAGGGGTCGCCAACGTCCTGATTACGCTCCGCAACCTCGAGGGCAAGCCGCGGTTCGCCGGTTACGTTAGCATCTCGCGCTTTTCTCCCGTCAACCTCGAGGTCAACTAAGATGGAAGTCATCGAGATTACCGACGGGATCCTAACGCAGTCGACAATCCCGGATTCGCTGGAAAGCCTACAGCAGATTGTCGGCGGGTACATCGAGCCAATTTTTACGGTTCGCTCGCCCTATGGCAACGGAAGCATTACGGGATATGTGAACGAGGACGGCATCGCGGCACAGCTTTCCCTTAACATCGGGATCGTTCATCGGTTCGAGTCTGGCAAGCGCGATCAGTACCACACGGCCCCGGTATTCGGCAATATCGTCATTACCGGCCTCACAGACGACGGGGAAGGTCGGAGCCTAACCGCGATGGAGATCGGGCTCCTACGGACCATTTATCTGCCGCTCGAGGGCGGTAGCGTTTTCCCGATTGTCGAGCCAGAGACTTGCGGTGGCCCGTTCGTTCTCGTACACGGCATTCTCGCGTTACACAACTTTAATCGGTTTGCTAACCGGGAGGCTCTCGCATGAAGGTTACGATCGAGTTCTACCTTGACAACGACGCCTTTGTCTCCGATCCCCTCGGCGAAATGTCCGAGGTGCTTAATCAGGCGACGCGCCACTTTATCACAGAGTACGAGCAATACAATCAGATCTTCCGTCAATGGCATCACGTTCTCCGGGACACAAACGGCAATCGGATCGGTCACGTCGGAGTTGCGACAGATGAAATGGCATCAGTTGAATAACGACGGATCCGTGGCGCAGACCGTAACGGCCCCGGATAAGCAGACCGCCTCCGCGCTTTGCGGGGGCGGTATTGTCGTCTCGGCAATTTCCTACCGGCTCGATGTATTCAAGTTTCAACCCGTACAGACCGTTGTTACGGATATTGAGCAGACGCAGTACCGGAAGCCTACTCCGCAGTATACCTACAAAAAGGGATGGCTCCGGCTACCGCAGATCTCGCACATGGTCGAGATGCCGGAGAATAAGCTCCGACACCTTATTGACCGCTGGCGACTACCCTGCAAGGTCGTCAGCTTTGGCGGGCGTCGGGTACGATTCTATCATCCGACAGTAGTGCGACAGATACAAAAGCGCGTTGCCGAGCGGCAGAAATAATGACAAGGCGTTGTCCGGTTTGCGACGAGAGCCGCACGGATGCGGAGGCGATCCGCATTCACAACATTCGGTGCGCACAAACGGGAGAGCGAGCTTACCCCAAACCGCCACGATCCTACCCTAAACTGCCCTATGTCCCGCGCCCGCCTCGTCGCTGACATCGCGCTAACCGCGCTATTCCTCGCCTGTACGCTCCCGCTACTGGCCCTCCTTTTCCTTTTACCGCGCTCGATCCGTGACAGAACTCACCTCCCAACTCATTAGTCCGACGCCCGATGGTACTTGCGACGGGTGCCTCGAGGCAGAGGACGCACTCTTTCCCCTTGTGTTACCGGAACGGATTGGCGCGGATACGGTACCGATGCAACTCTGGCTGTGCCGCGAATGCTTTAACCTTGCTCTCGGAGACTAGAATGGAGTATGCCCTTGTACCGGTCGGGGACATCTACCCGAACCCCAAGAACCCGCGCTTTGTCCGCGATGCCAAGTTTCAGCGGCTCGTCGAGAGCGTGCGCACCTTTCCCGAGATGCTTAAGCTCCGCCCGATTATCGTCGATGGCAACGGGATGATTCTCGCTGGCAATCAACGGTATCAGGCCGCAAGGACTATCGGGATGTCCGATGTACCTGTTATCCGTGCCGCCGATCTTACCGAGGCACAACAGCGGGAGCTTGTCATTAAGGACAACGTACACGCTGGCGAGTTTGCTTTTTCCTCCTTCTTTGAAAATCACGACGACTGGGATGTGTATGAGTTAACGTCGTGGGGGCTTGACCTTCCGTTCCTCCCAAACGAGGACCCCAAAGCCGATCGGACAACCGTAACGGATCGCGATATTAATGCCGCCTCCGAAAAGCTACAAGACCCGTTTAGCCGCGGCACTACACAGAAGCAAATGACCTGTCCTAACTGCGCACACGATTTTTATGTCGACGGTTAACGAGCGGTCGGTCGCGTTGGCGCGACTTACAGACGCCATCCCGGGGCAGATCTGGACGTTTGCTAAAACGATGCCGTGGATCCCGCACGAATACGCCCTGCGCGAGCGATGGAACGATGGTCCCGGCCTTACCTTTACCGAGGCAGTCGAGATCGTGCGCACCTATGGGTACGAGGACCGGTTCGGCAAGCGAACCTTTGTTTACCTCAATATCGGGGAATGGAAGTATTGGACGATGGGGAACCCGATCGAGCAAACCCGGGTGCTTAACCGCGCCCCGATCGTGCGCCAGCGAAAGCCCGTATGACCCGGATAATCGTCCGAGCGGTACCGGAGCGTGTCGACTGCATTGCATATCTGCGGCGGCATCTTCCGAGCGCCGAGTGGGTATTCGATGAACGGCGCGATGCGTGGGATACGTTTATGCGGGCGCTCGATCTTGCAGGGCAAGACCCGTGTATTCACCTCGAGGAAGATATTCTGTTAACGCAAGGATTCCTGTCAAAGATCGAGGCATTTATCGAGGAGACGCCGCATCGCGTCCTGCAGTTCTTCTCGATGCGCAAGGCCGATCTTACGCTCGGGACCCGCTTCGATCGCAACTACCTAATGAATCAATGCTTCTATCTGCCCTTGTCGTATTCGCGACAGATCCGGGAGTATGCCGACCAATGGCCTCGCCGCGCCGAACATCCGACGGGCACGGATACGATGATTAATGACTTTCTGCGCTCCCGCCGAGAGCCGTACCGCTTGCACGTGCCAAGCTTAGTTCAGCATCGCGAAGTCAAGAGCGCGATTAACCCCCGCCGCAGTAGTAAGCGGCAAAGCTTGACCTTCCGGGATCCGATGCCGTGATTACGATCAAGATGATTACTGCGCAAGAGATTCGTCCGTATATTAAAGAGGCACAGGACGAACTCTTAACGTTTCAGAAGGCAGAAAAGACCCTGTATCTCGGAGCCTATACCGAGGACAATCAGCTTGCCGGATTTGTCGGGATCCTTCTCTCGGGCCCGCGCACGTTTTTTAAGAACGATTATGTCCTAAGTCAGTATAGGAACCGCGGGATCTATACGACTTTGTTCGAGCGGCGGCTTGAACTCTGCCGGAAGATGAGCATCCGATCGGCGGCGGCATTCGTTACGGATTCAAGCCTACCGACCTATGTAAAATACGGTGCCACGGTACATCGGCGGCGTGGGTTAACAACCTATGTTACCATCCGGCTATGAAGATCTACTTATCAGAGGATGTGCTTACCGCGGCCCGCAAGCGTATCGCGTGGCTGTTTGACGAGTTTCCGCAAGTCGTCGTCTGCTTTTCTGGCGGCAAGGATTCTTGTGTTGTGCTAAACCTTACGCTTGAGGAAGCCGAGCGGCGGGGGCGGCTCCCGGTCCCGGTAATGTGGATTGATCAGGAGGCCGAGTGGCAAGCGACGGTCGACTATGTGCAGACCGTTATGGAGGATTCCCGCGTCCAACCGCTCTGGTTTCAGATGCCGATGCGCCTCTTTAACGCGACGAGCGCCGAGGAACCGTGGCTTTGGTGCTGGAACCCCGAGGACGAAGCCCGCTGGATGCGACAGAAGTGGCCTCAGGCCGTCACGGAGAACCCGACGGATACCGATCGGTTCGCCGAGCTATTCCCGGCCCTGATTCGGCATTACTACCCTAACACGCCGGTTGCAACAATCGGTGGCGTCCGGGCCGAGGAGAGCCCCGCCCGGGCGATGGGGGTAACGATGCAAGCAACCTATAAGTGGGCAACGTGGGGCACGATCTCCGACCGAAAGCGGGGGCACTACAACTTTTACCCGATCTATGATTGGGGCTACCGCGATGTGTGGAAAGCGATACACTCAAACGGATGGACCTACTGCGACATATATAACAAAATGTATCAGTACGGATACCACGTTCAGGATATGCGCGTTAGCAATCTGCATCACGAAACCGCGACCAAGCACCTCCGGTTCCTACAGGAAATCGAACCGGCAACGTGGAATCGGCTTGTCTACCGGCTCCGTGGCATTAATACCGTTAAGCACTTACAACAGGTCGCCCTCGAGCCAGTTAAAACCCTGCCGCCGATGTTTGCAACGTGGGCCGAGTACCGAGATCACCTCCTTAAGTACCTGATAACGGACGACGACAAGAGGGAGGGGTTCGCCCGCAAGTTTGCAAAGCTAGATGTCAAGTACGCCCGTATGCGGTCGCAAGAAAGGCGGCACAAGGCCGAGATCGGCAGTATCCTTGCTAACGACTTTGAGTTTACAAAGCTCGGCAACTGGGAAGCGAGCCCTGTGGTAGCTACTTGGCGCAAGTACGACCGCGGCGACCAGATTCCCCTAAAGCACCTTCAAACCAACCCCTACATTAATGGCTAACAGTCTTTCCGACGTTATCGACGAGGTATGGGCCTACCTCGACTTCTGCGACGACCACGACGAGCGGCTCCGGGCGATCGAGGAGATCCGTGATAGCTTGTCAGTCCGATCCCCGCTTCGGGGTCAGCCGGTCGATCGCGTCCGATGGGTCCCGATCGAACAGGTCGAGGCGAACGACTACAACCCTAACTCGGTCGCGGGCAAGGAGATGTCCCTCCTTTACACCTCGATCAAGCACGACGGGTACACTCAGCCCGTCGTTGTGATCCGGGACACAGAACGGGGCAAGTATGTTATTGTCGACGGCTTTCACCGCTACTTTACCTGTAAGACAAACCCTGACATCCGGGAACGGAACCTCGGCTACCTCCCGGTTGTTGTCATCGAGAAGGACCTGAACGACCGCATGGCCTCGACCGTCCGCCATAACCGCGCCCGGGGTGAACACTCGGTTACCGGGATGGCGCAGATGGTATTCTCGATGCTCGACCGAGGCTGGTCCGATGCCGCGATCTGTAACGAGCTAGGGATGGAACCCGAAGAACTGCTTAAACTTAAGCACATCACCGGCTTCTCAAAGCTCTTTGAAAACGTCGAATATGCAAAGGCGTGGGAGACCCGCGCCCAGATTAAACTACGCCAAGAATGGCAAGCGCAAGAATCGCAAGGAGTTAGCTAATGCCCGGATCCGCCCGCCCAACCACAACTAAACAACTTAAAAAGGCGATGCTCGAGGCCCTCCGCCAAACGCTCGGCATCGTTACCGCCGCGTGTGAGAAGGCCGAAGTCCCTCGGGCTACGCATTACCTCTGGATGCGCACCGACGAGGAATACAAGGCCGCGGTCGAGGATCTCGGGGAGGTCGCCGTCGACTTTGCCGAGTCAAGCCTGTTTCAGCAGATCCGAAACCAAGAGGCAAGCGCGACGATCTTCTTCCTCAAGACAAAGGCCCGTCATCGAGGCTATATCGAGCGCAAGGATCTTGACGTTACGAGCAAGGGGGAACACGTTGCCAAGCCCCCGATCGCGTGGACTGACGATCTTGTGGATCCGCAACAGCCGTGACCGCTGTAGCTGAACCCCTGACCTCGGGGGTCGTTCTTCTTCACCAGTACCGGCCCCTGTTTCGGCAGACCCCGGTACTCGGCGGGGACGCTAAATGGCGGTATGCCTTTGTTACCGGGGGCCGTGGGTCCGGTAAGTCATTTCACGTTGCCCTCGCCCTGCTTAACCTGACGTATGAACCGGGGCACGTTATCCTGTTTACCCGCTACACGTTAAGCTCTGCCGATGTGTCGATTATCCCCGAGTTCCGGGAGAAGATCGGCCTCTTAGCAGTCGAGGATGATTTCTACATTACGCGATCGGAGATCGTTAACCTCCGCACGGGGTCCCGGATCCTATTCCGCGGCATTAAGACTAGCTCAGGGAACCAGACCGCGGCCCTTAAATCGATTCAGGGTGTGACAACGTGGGTGCTTGACGAGGCCGAGGAGCTAGTAGACGAGGAGACATTCGATCGCATCGACCTCTCAATTCGCCACAAGACCCTGCCCAACCGCGTTATTGTCGTCCTTAACCCGACCAACGAGGAGCATTTCCTCTACCGGATGTTTGTCAAGGATCCACGTCCTGACACCCTTTATGTGCATACGACTTGGGAGGATAACCGGCATAACCTCTCGGCAACGTGGATTCAAAAGGCCGAGGAGATCCGCCTTGCCAACCCCGCCCGCTATGCGCACATCTTCGAGGGCCGCTGGTCAAAGGATAACCCCGGCCTCCTCTGGACCCGGGGGCAGATCGAGCGGTGCCGCATCCTTTCCGCCCCGACGGATCTCCGGCGTGTCCTTGTAGGCGTCGACCCCGCGATGACCGCCACGATGGACAGCAACGAGACGGGTATTGTCGTCTGTGGGGTTGACAAGAACAAGAAGGCATACGTCCTCGAGGATCTTTCGGGCCGGTATACCCCGAACCAATGGGCGACGGTTGCGGTACAGGCGGCAAAGCGGTGGAACGGGAGCATCGTCGCCGAGACGAATCAGGGCGGCGATCTTGTCAAGTCGACCGTTCAGACCGTTGACCGGACGGTGCGCGTTATCGATGTCCGGGCTAGTCGGGGGAAGTATGCCCGGGCAGAACCCGTCTATGCGCTTTACGAAAGCAACGCCGTATTTCACGTTGGGGAGCATCCGACCCTCGAGCGGCAGATGCTTAACTTTCACCCGGATCAGAACGCCATCGACAGCCCGGATCGTGTCGACGCCCTTGTGTGGGCGTTAACATCCCTTATGCTTCAAAGCGCCGATGCCTTCGTTATTTAACACCCCCTTGCGCACTTGCTCGCTCTCACGTTACTGTGTATCGGCGGGGTATATTCACGCGAGGCACCGACTTGACTAAATCACAGCGCAAACCGTTGTTGATGCGCGTGGGCGATGCGCTCCGTGCTATTTCGGGACGAGCCGGTGAGGATACCCGCGCCATCGTCCCGTTGACGTATCCGAACATTCCCGGATCACAGCAGATGTCGCTGGTGCGCACGGCGAACCCCGGCGAGTACCGTTACGACGGCGCGACTGTTCGATCGCAAGGCTTTAATAAACACCCCGTTGTTCACGCCTGTATCCGGGCCGTCGCTGACATTGTGGCCTCGATCCCACTCGTCGTCCTCCGCGAGCGTGGCGACTATGAGAGCCGTGTCGATAGCAACGACCCCCTGCAGAAGCTCCTCGACTATCCGGCCCCGCGGCTTACGGCGCGGCAGTTCCGGGCAAAGTTTGCCGTCGACTATCTCGGGTATGGCAACGCCTTTTTTCAACTCGAGCGCCTCGGGCCAAACCGCCCGCCGATCGGCCTCCGCTCGATTAATGCCGAGTCCGTGCAACAGGTCTGGATCGACCCCGAGGGCGATGCACGGCGGTACGACTACGGCAACTGGGCTGGCATTATTGTCGAGGTCCCTGTCGAAGACATCTTGCACTTTAAGGATCTCGATATGGGTCGCCCGTTTCAGGCCGAGGTGTTCGGCTACCCCCGCGGGGCGACGGCGATCGGCTCAATGCTTGCAGATAACGAGGCGACGCAGTACGTCCGTCAGGTTGTTACGAACGATGGCACCCCGACCTTTGCCGTCCTAATGAACGACGAGGCGACGACGGACGATGCCGCCAATATGCAAGAGCGGTATAAGCAACGGATCGTCGACCGCGGGAAGCGCGGCACCCCGGCATTCTTTGGGGCCGTGCGGGACATTAAACCGCTCGGCTTTACCCTCTCCGACCTCGAGTTCCCGGACCTCCGCCGCGTGTCGCGTGAGGACATCTGCGCGGCGTTTGGTGTCGATCCCCGGATGATCGGGATCGGTTCGGCCTCAAACGACGGAGGGCTGTCGGGTGTGCAATATGTCGAGGCCCGCGCCCGCCTCGTACAGCACACAATCGAGCCGATGCTCTCCGCCTTTGAGGACGAGCTTAATCATTGGCTTGCGCCAGAGTTCGGTGATGTGTGGATTACCTATGATCACGACGTAATGCGCGATCTCGTCGAGGATGACATCTCGACCTCAACCCGTGTTCGCGCTGAATACGATATGGGTCTGCGCACATGGGAGGAGAGCCGCCGTGCCATTAAG